GGCGTCGCGGATGCCATCGGTTGAAAACACGTTCCGCAATCTGACGCTTAATCAGCGCGTGTCGGTGGTGTCGCCGTTCGTGTCGCGAGATGTGTGGCTGTCGTGTGCGGAAGACCCGGCACCGATGGAGGGCGACGTATACGGCGGGCTTGACCTGTCGGCGCGGACTGACCTGACGGCGCTGGTGCTGGTGTACAAGCGCGACGGGTTCTGGCACGTGTCGCCGCACTTCTGGACACCCGAGGAGGGGCTGCACGACCGGGCGCGTGCAGACCGGGTGCCGTATGACCTTTGGGTCAAGCAGGGATATTTGCGCACCACGCCTGGTGCCACGGTTGATTATGCGCATGTCATTCAAGACATGGCCGAGATTTTGACGGATTCATATCTGCGGGTGCTGTGCTTTGACAGGTGGCGCATCGACGCATTCAAGCGCGACCTCGAAGCGTTGGGGATGGACATGCCGCTGGAGCCGCACGGGCAGGGATTCAAGGACATGAGTCCTGCACTAGACACTTTGGAGAGCGAGTTGCTAAACGGGCGCATCAGACATGGCGGGCATCCGGTGTTGCAGATGTGCGCCGCGAATGCCGTGGTGACGAAAGACCCGGCAGGCAATCGCAAGCTGGACAAACACAAAGCAACGGGACGCATTGATGGCATGGTTGCGCTTGCGATGGCGTTGGCCGCTGCGAGTGCGGAGCCTGATTATGCTGGCGGGAGGCTGATAACGCTATGAGCTGGTTTCGTAAAAAGCCTCCCGAGGTTAAGAATCAATTTGAAGATGTGCTGATGCGCATCGTCGCCGCGCAGGAGGGCAACCTCGATTCCACGGTGACGCCTGAGAGTTGTATGCAGTCGCCAACCGTTCACGCGATTGTGACGGCAATCTCCCGGCGCATTGCTGTGACGCCTGTTCACGTGTATCGGAAGAGCATTGACGCTGACGGGCGGGAGGTAAAAGAGCGCCAACCGAGCCACCCGGTAGCAAAGCTGTTGCAAGCGCCGAACTCATGGCAAACGAATTATGACTTCTGGGGCGATGCCGCGTCGTGTTTCGTGCGGCACGGCAAGTTCTACGCCTACAAGGCGCGTGGTTCTACTGGCCCGATTCGCTCGCTTGAGCCGCTGCACCCGAACGCGGTCAAGCTGGATCAGGACGCGGCGACGGGGCGTGTGACGGCGCGGGTGACTGAGAAGGCCGGTTCCGTTATGGAGCTGCCTGTCAACCGCCTTTTGCATGTTCGCGGCCCGTCGCGCAACTTTCTTGAGGGTGACTCGCCCGTCAAGGATGTAAAGCTGGCGATTGCGCTGGAAATCATGGCTGAGAAGTTTGGCGCGACGTTCTTCCAGAACGGTGCTATGCCGCTGATGGTTTTCAAGTTCATTGCCGGTTCGGGCGGGTTCCGCACGGCGGAGGAAGGGCAGGCGTTTCTGCGTGACTTCCAGGAATCGTTCGGCGGGCAGAAGCGTAACCGGGCGATGTTGCTGCCGAAGGGTATTGAGACTGCCCCGTCTGTCTCGATTGAGAACGACAAGGCGCAGTTCCTTGAGACTCGCAAGTATCAACGCACGGTGATTGCAGGCGCGTTCGGCGTGCCGCCGCATCTTGTCGGTGACTTGGAGCGCGCGACGTTCAACAACGTAGAGCAGCAGGATAAGGACTTCACGCTAAACGTCGTGATGCCGGTTGTCCGCGCCTTTGAGGCGGCGATGGAGCGCGACCTGTTGACGGACGAGGACCGCAGGGCGGGTATCGCCATCCGGTTCAACCTCGACAGCGTATTGCGCGCCGACTTTAAGAGCAGGCAGGAAGGCTTGCAGATTCAGCGATTGATGGGCGTTATCAACTCTAACGAGTGGCGCGAAACCGAAGGCATGAACCCGCGTGAAGGCGGCGATGTTTACTACGAGCAGGGGCCGAGCGGCCAAGCTGCCGAGCAAGAGGAATCAGAGAATGTCGAAGCCGAACCTGACGATACCCCTAGAGATCAAGAGTCTCAGTGACCGCGAGTTTTCGGGCCACGGCTCGATCTTCGGTAACGTAGACCTTGGCGGTGACATCGTTGTCCCTGGCGCGTTCAAGCGGTCGCTGGCGCAGCACAAGAAGGCGGGCGGGTTGCCTGCGCTCTTTTGGATGCACGACCCGTCCCGTGTCGCAGGTAAGTGGCTGGACATGTCCGAGGACAAGACCGGCTTACAGGTCAAGGGCGTGTTGGCTGATACGCCGCTCGGTAACGAGATTCACACGCTGCTGAAGATGGACGCCGTCAAGGGCTTGTCGATCGGGTATCGCACGCTGGATCAGGATTTCGACAAGGACGGCAACCGCCTCATCAAAGAGGCTGAATTATGGGAGGTGAGCGTTGTCTCGCTTCCGATGAACCCGCTGGCTCAGGTCGCACACGTCAAGTCGCAGTTGTCTGCGGTTGGCGAGTACGTCCCGACGCCAAAGGAATTTGAGCGCATCCTGCGTGATGTTGGGTGTTCTCGCACTGTGGCCAAAACGATTATGTCTAAGATGTTCTCGGAGGATGATCTGCGTGATGCTGATGATGCTCCACAGCGCGATGCTGGTGCAGAGCAAGAGACAGAGATTACTTTGGCCGCAAAAGCTCTCGCGGACAAGATGCTAGCAGCAGCCGCTGCGGCAAGCTGGCGATTATAGCCGCAGAGCTGTCAACCGTTTCAAGGCCCGCCATTCGGCGGGTTTTTACTTTCTGGAGAATGAAGATCATGGCTACTGAAATTTTCGAGGCCATCGAAGGGATCGGCAAATCCTTCGAGGCTTTCAAGGACATCAACGACAAGCGGCTCGATGAAGAGCGCAAGGGCAACGAAGCCCGCGCCAAGGAGCTTGCGGCTGCGTTGGAGAAGGTCAGCGAGGAGTTGACGGACAACTCCAAGAAGAAGGAGATGCTTGAGAAGCGGATTGCTGCGCAGTCCGACCGGCTTGAGATGCTGGAAGCGATGAATGACCGCCCGAAGGGCACCATTCAGGACAAGATTCGCTCCGAGCACAAAGAAGTGTTCATGTCCTGGCTGCGCTCGGGCGGCAAGGATTCCGAGAGTGAGCGCAAGATTCGTGAGCTTTCGCAGAAGGCCCGCGAGCACAAGGATGTCGTGATCGGCACGCCCGCTTCGGGTGGGTATGCCGTCCCCGAGGAGATCAGCTCGCAGGTCGATGCCCTGCTGCTGAGGCAGTCGGACGTTCTGAACCGCATCAACATGGTGCAGGTCGGCTCCAGCGATTACAAGGAGCTTATCAGCATCCACGGTGGAACCTCGGGATGGGTTGGTGAGACGGGTTCGCGCTCGGCCACCGGCACGCCGGACCTGCGTGAGCGCGCTCCGACCTGGGGAGAGCTCTATGCTTATCCGCAAATAAGCGAATGGGCATTGCAAGACCTCTTCTTCAATGTAGAGGCATGGCTCGTCAATGACGTTGCCGATGGCATGAGGAAGAACCTGGAACTTTCGGTGTGGAGCGGCAATGCCTCGACCAAACCGACCGGCATGATTAACGGCGCTCCCGTAGCCACTGCCGACCATGCTTCCCCGCTGCGTAATGCTTCGGTGTACCAGTACGTCCCGGTCGTTGACGGTTCCCCGGTTGCCTTTGGGCCGGATAGCGTCATCAATCTGACGTATGCGCTGAATCGTGCCTATCGTCCGAATGCCAGCTTCGGCTGCAACACTCAGACGCAGGGTGCCATGCGCAAGTTCAAGAACAAGGATGGCGACTACCTGTGGCAACCGTCGTTGCAGGTCGGCCAGCCTGACCGTCTGCTCGGCTATGATGTCTTCACCTTCGAAGACATGGCCGATTCGACGACTGGCAACGGCATCGCGTTGGGCTTCGGTGATTGGCGGCGTGCTTACACGCTGGCCTATCGGCGTGAGCTTGCCGTCACGGCTGAGGGCGTAACGAATCCTGGATACATCCGCTTCTATATCCGCCGCAGGTACGGCGGAATCGTGACGAACAACGACTGCTTGAAGTTCATCAAGATCGCGGCCAGCTAAGGCCGGTTTGGGGCGGGGCTGTGATGGCCCCGCCCCGCTTTTATTGAGAGGTTGCTATGTCCATTGAAGGCAAGACTGTCAAGCAGGTTCTCGGCAACCCGCAAATCATCTATCCAGACGCTCCCGTTTTCGGGTGGCGTGATATCACGGCGCAGGTGAATGTTCGTGGCGTTGGCGTTGCTGACCCCGATTGGTCGCAGATTGGCGCTTCGCCTTTCTTTGCTTACAAGTTCGCCGTAAACGATCAGGCGTGGTTTGCTTTCCATGTCCCGCATGACATCGTGCCTGGCGCTGATGTTCACTTCCACGCGCACTGGATTGCAGACGGGACCAATGCCGCCGCAGTCAAGTGGGAATGGACGTACACCTATGCCAAGGGATTCAACCAAGGCAACTTCAACGCCACGGGAACTGTTGTTACTGCTGAACAAGCGGCAGCAGGGACGGCGTATCGCCACATGGTTACAGAAACCGCAGCGGTTGCCATTCCGGGGCTGACTGAGCCTGACGGGATTATTTATGTACGGCTGCGCCGAGTCACGAATGGCGCGGTTGATAACACGAATGGCATCTTTCTGCTCACATCTGATATTCACTATCAGACGACGGACGCAGCCACGATTGGCAAAGCGCCGAACTTCTACAGCGAGTGATTATGAAGATCAACCTCAAAAAGAATTTTGGTTTCATGGTGGGCACGGTTGAAGTGAAGTACCCGCTCGGGGTGCTTCGTATTCCGCAGGACATCACTGAGGAAGTCGCCAGCGCCGCTGTTCGCATGGGCGTGGCGTCGTGGGTTGTTGAGAAGGTAGCCCCGGAGAACAAAGCCGTTGCAGTTGCAGAGAATAAATCGGGACTGGAGCGGCCCGTGCGTCGTCGCCGCAAGCGGGCCGAGCCTGAAGCCTCTGCCGAGGATTGACGGCTGGCGCTATGTCGCGGTCAACGATGCGCACAAGCTCGTGCCGCACGCTGACATTCTCTACGCCTGCGACCTTGCATGGTGGGACTGCCATAAGGGCGTCCCCGAGTTCGCGGGTGAGCGTTGGTCTACGCACGATGACGGCACGAACGACAAGAGTAAGTCAGCATGGCCGCTGAATCTGGTGCGGGGCGAGCATAAGCCGGGGTTCTCGACGGACCCCGAGGCGCTGCACTACGGCAGCAACAGTGGATTCCAAGCGGTCAACCTGGCGATCCTGAAGGGCGCGACGAAGGTCGTGCTAGTCGGGTTCGACATGCGCTTGGTCGAGGGCAAGTCGCACTTCTTCGGGGACCACCCGGCGGAGTTGCGCAACCGGACGGACTATTCGCCCTTTGTGCAGCCGTTCAAGGTTGCGGCGCGTGATTG